TATATCATTTTCTTATTGAGAACCCTTTAAAAGCACAAGCTGCAAATGGGGCGGCAATTAGAACCGCAGGAAAAGCCGTTGTTAATGCAGCTACTTTTGGAAAGCTTCACAACACTTTGTATCACCCTAAGCCTAAACCTATACAAACAGGCAAGGGAGGTAACGGTAATGGTGCCAACGGAGGGAATGGCGGTAACGGAGGATCTGCTGTTGTCAACCACACTTCCGCAAATATTAAATTTAATTTGCCGCCACATCAATGGAGCACCCCGATCGACCAAACGCTAACTAATGCAAGCCCAGCCAAGCAAGTAAACCACAGTCTGCGAAGGGCAAAAATGTGGTGCTACATTGGTGCAGATAATTCAAACTATGCAACAAACACAGGTGCGGGCTTAGCAACTGGAAGCGCCAATACTGTTGCGGCAAATTTAGATACGCAATGGGGTTTTCAGTTTTTATGGAATCCGACTCAAATTGGAAGCTCTATACAACGTAATGCTAACCTAATTCCTCAAGCTATGGACGCTTTTGCTGGAAGAGCCCCGCTGTTTCCTGGAACTGAGGCCCTGTCATTTGTTGCAGTCATAGATCGAGTAAACGATTTTGCTTGTTTTAAAAGCGACCCCAATCAAGCTCCTTATCATGCGGAATACTATGGAAAATCTGCGGGAGCTTTACAAAACACCTCTGCTTTAATAACAGATTTAATGAAAAAAGGCACAATGGCAGATGTAGAGTACATCTATAAAATGATTAATGGTGATGGTGCTAATGGAACTAGTTGGACAAATGCTCTTGGTAGAAAAACAGCCGACATTAACTTTTTAGCCCCAACACCTGTAGCTATTCAATTTGGACCAAATGCCGATAGTCTTTCTTACGTAGGTTGGGTAGAAAGCCTCTCTGTAGCACACTCTTTATTTACAGAAGATATGATCCCAATCCATACAGAAGTATCAATTAACATGTCTATTTACGCACAAAGTTCTTTAAGTAACGGTTAAGGAAAAATAACTATGACTATTTATAAAGGTTCTAGGTACGAGTACTCTACTGTTGATTTTGCGGCTAAAACCATCAATGGCCCACAAAACCCCATAGTGTTTTATGAAATTAGCAGCCCCAACTCTATTAGTTACTATGAGCATGTTTATATTGCTGGTGAGAGGTTAGACCAGATATCAACTAAATACTATAAAACTCCATCTTTATGGTGGCTTATACCTGAGTCTAACCCGCAAATTTCTGATTTTACAAACATACCTATAGGAACCATCTTACGGATACCTAATGTTTAATTACGTTTCTGTAACATTTCCTAACACAAATTTACCACCCGTTCGAGTGTACGAAATGACCCTGCGGCAAAACAGATACGAGCATGAAGTGGCGATAATTCAGTTTCGTGACTGGGGTGTTGACTATGAGGTAGTTACTGCCGGTTCTCCTATTGCGTTTACTATTAATAACACTATTAATTTTAAGGATTTTACTGGTTATGTAGATCATGTTAATTTGTATAGAGAGCCCGGCTCCAGTATTACTGAAGTAGTTGCGGTAAGTGCGTCTTATGTGTTTAAAAATGAGTCTCAAAAAGTATATAAAGGCCTTTCTGCGGACGCCATTATTGAACAAATAGCTGCTAAATATAATTTTTCTGCTTATACAGTCCCCCACCCAAGAGTTTATCCTCAAGTAGCTCAGGCGGGCCATACCGACTGGGAATTTATGGTCAGATTGGCTAAACAATCGGGGTATAGCCTACGGACTCAAAATACAGAAATTTATTTTCAACCCATGCTCTACGATTATACTCAACAGCGTTCTCAAGCTGAAAAATTTACTTTACGCCGACCAACTGATCCAAGCGGCTCTACTTTGTACTCTTTTTACCCAACTATTGGTGAAAGTGTAGATTACGATGGAAATAAAAAAGCCGCTATATCTATCTCGGGGGTAGATGCAAACACAGCGTCGCCGATAGCGATTACAAATCAAAAAAGAAATAAAAACACTAGATTTAGTAGTAAAGCTGAGTTTTTTGATAAGTACCATACACATGTTGTTGCTTTGGACTCAGAGGTGGCAAATCATGAAGCAAAAGCCGCAGATGATAGAGCTGTTTTTCCTTATAGGGGCACCGCTGAAGTATTGGGTGCACCAACAGTTAGACCAGATTTACCTGTGTATTTAGACGGCCTTGGCAGTCCTTATTCAGGGTATTGGACCGTGTTGGGAACTGAACACCGTATTGTAGAAGAGTCTAGAAACATTTTTAAGTACACAACCCTTTTACATTTAGGAACGGACTCTCTTGGAGATGCAGTTGCTTGGACAGATGGTGCGTTAATCTCCTCNCCAAATTACGCCCCCGCAAGAACAATTATTCCCGGAGTAAGACAAACTAATACTCCCGTGTCATCTAATTTACGCAGAACTTCGGTAGCATACAGTCCGGCATCTAACGGTCAATTTGGTAAAGCAAAGAACAGATCGTTGCCTACAGTAAACAAACAACCAATAAAAGGACCTGTATGGGCAGCCTCCAAACCGGCGCTTCCCTTAGTTAATAAACCTAATACAAGCTCTTCCTCTGCTACTAAACGTCTACTAACAAAGGTGCCAAAAGTATAATGAATGAAGACAAAAGATTTTATGGTATTTACCAAGGAATATGCACAGACAATGCTGACCCGGATAACTTGTATAAGATTAAACTGCAAGTGCCGCAGGTGCTTGGTTCAGAAGAAACTGACTGGGCTTTACCCTGCCTACCTGTAACTGATGACGCTAACCACCCGGACCATATTGCGCACACAGCTTCCCAAGTAGCCGCTTTATTAAACGCACACGCTGACCATGTAGTAAGTGGTACTACGGGTGCTGGGCCATCTTATCCAAGTGGAACACACACCCACTCTTTTAGTGCAACGGTGGCTCATACAAATAACCACACGGGAAATTCCGGAACATTGACGCACCCTCATGTAGCCAGCACCGACGTTTTAGACACAGATGGGTCTGAAATAGGGCTGCCAGCAGCCGAACACACTTATCACCGCAAAGTGCCTAATGTAAGTCAAAAAGTATGGGTAATGTTTATAGCCGGAGACCCTAACTTTCCAGTATGGATGGGAGTACAACTATGAGTAAAGCTATGGCATTACCTTTTGCTTTTGATTCTAATGGGGGGGTTAATAGCACGGCTGACCTTAAAAAAATATTTCAAGATCGAATAGTCTTAGTAATAATGACCTATACAAGCGAGCGAATAAATCGTCCAAATTTTGGGTCAAATATTAAGGCATTAACCTTTGAAAACACACTAGAGGCNACCCAACTGCTAGAACAAGAAATTGCAGTGGCTTTTACAAAATGGCTCCCGTATTTAACGTTAATAAATGTAGCGCCAAAGGTAGATTCAGTGGATAACACCCTGTCTGTTTCAGTTACCTATAAATANGGTATGAACGAAAACCCTGAGACCGTTAGCGTCAAAACTGCTATTATTAGTCGTTCTGGAGATGTAATTACGGAGGTATCAAATGGCTAGTAATAACTACATTCCCTCAGTAGATTACACTTCTAGGGATTACTCGGCGATCTTAACNGATATGACCAACCTTATCCCGATATTTTCACCTACATGGACTAACCGAGACCCTGCGGATTTTGGTATGACCCTATTAGAGCTTTTTGCTTATATGGGAGACATTCTTAATTATTATGTTGATCGAGCAGCTAATGAAGCCTTGATTACTAGCGCTACTCAACGCCAGAGCGTTTTACAAATTGCTAATCTTATTGGGTACACCCCAGCAACTAGTTCTGCGGCCACCGTAACCCTTACATTTCAAAACTCAACCGGGTTGCCAATAACTTTACCGGCGCTAAGTCAAGTAGCTACCTCATTAATTTCTAATGGGACTACCGCTCAAGTTATATTTGAAACGGTCTCCGCTATAACTATTCCAGCTAAATCTGGGGCCATTAATGGCACAATTACCGTTAAAGCGTCTCAGGGACAAACAATATCTAACGAAATTATTGGAATATCTGACGGCACACCTAGCCAATCATACGCTTTAGCTAACGCTAACGTTATTAATGGGACTGTAAATGTAGCTATTAATGGTGTTTCTTATCAAGCTGTGCAGTACATTATTGATGCTAACGGTTATGACCCAGTATTTTCTACAATAACAGATGCTGATGGGGTTACATACATAACCTTTGGAGACAGCATTAGTGGCCGTATTCCACCAAATGGTGCACAGGTATATGCTACATATCGAATTGGTGGTGGCACAATAGGTAATGTAGCGTCCAATACTATTAAATATCTTATTAGTGTTCCCGGCGGATCTATTCCCGCAGGAGTTACTGTAACTAACCAAGATATTTATGTATCAGGTGATGGTGCCGCAACTGGGGGGGCAGACCCTGAAAGCACAGACTCTATTCGTATTACCGCCCCACAAAGTATAAGAGCAATTAACCGAGCTGTAGCTTTGAGTGATTATGCGTATCTTGCAGTTCAAGTGTCAGGGGTTGCCAAAGCAATTGCTACAGCAGATGTTTATACATCCGTAACACTTTATCTTGCTCCTAATGGTGATCCGGGGGTAGCCGCAGACAACACAACCCCTACCTCTGTATTTACTAACTTGACCCCAACAGTTTTAGCGGCATTAACAGATAAAGCCCCAGCTAATACAACTATTACTTTTCAACCTCCTAAATACGTTGGTGCGTATTTAACAGTAAATGTTACCGTTTCTCCTCAATATAAACAGTCTTCTGTGGTCAGTAACATAGCCTCAGCTATTAATAGTCTTTTTTATATTGATAACGTTCTTTTTAATGACACAATTGCAGTATCAAATGTGTATCAAACTATTGCTTCTGTTGACGGGGTGGCATACCAACAAATTCAAAAGCTAGTGCGCGCGGATCAAGACCAAACTTTTACTATTGTAAATAAAGTCTTAACAAGTAACGTAGCCACGTTAACAACAGCTGTCCCACATAATCTATCTATTGGCCAAACTGTAGCAATTACTGGGGTAGATAGTACATTTAACGGAACATTTGTAGTAACTGCTGTTTCAAGTACTACTTTTTCTTATGCACTTGTTGCAACTAACGTGTCTACAATTGCGTCTTCTGGTTCTGTAACAGCTTTAGTTGTTAAAGACATTGTATGTGGTTTAAATGAAATTCCTACTTTATATGAGCTTGGAACAACAGCTAGCCCAACCGCAACCGGTATAGGTAATGTAGTAATCAATGCTACTGGAGGAATCCTAAGCTAATGTCCCGCTACGGCATAAGTTACTATGGTATTGACTACTATGGTACAGATAATCCAATTAAATTTGACGCTACCCCATTCACTGCTAAACCCGCGGGCCATAATCAAATTTTACTTAATTGGACAGACCCAACAGGTAACTGGTCAAAACTAACAATTGTTAGAAATAATTACGGGTACCCAGTTAACGTTTGGGATGGTCAGCAAATTTTAACTGCATACAACGGTACTGATCCTGTTTTTTATCTAGACTCTTATGGGCTAGTTAGCGGGCGTTACTACTATTACTCTATCTTTGTGTATAGTCTTACTCAATATACTTGGGTTAATGCTGGAAACGCATTTGCACTATCGGTTAAAGACCTTGGCAATACAGAAAAAATGTATTCATATTTGCCGTCAATTTATAAGATAACGCANCCATATCAGACAACAACAGATACTTGGGATAACCCTGATCTTTATTCTTTCTTAAGTAATTTTGGTTTTGAGNTNGATTACACACAAAACATGACCGATTTATTAATTAATCGCTACGACCCTCAAACGGTAAACGGCACCTTGGTACCAGTGTTAATGAATCAATTTGGTCTTACTTACGAGCCGGCTCTTGGTTTACAACAAAACCGTAAACTTCTTCGTGACGGTGTTACGCTTACTAAACAAAAAGGGTCTAAAGAAGGTTTAGTAGGGTTTATTAAAGACTTTACTAACTGGGGCGTACCTGTTCCTATCTCAGGCACCCCTAATCCTAGTACAAATGGAATTGTTGTTGGGCACAACTTGATGCTTGACTATAACGACTCTTCATTTGAGGAGGGGGTAGGTCATTGGCAGTCTTCAGATGGAACAGCCGATATTGACCGCCTATCTACATACAACATTCAAAGTATTTCAGTAACTTCTAGTGTAGCCACTGTAATTATTGGTGCACATAACTATGACGTTGGAAATTATATAGTTATCCAAGGGTTGCCCTACCCCCTATTTAATTCAACTACACCAGTAGTGTTGACCGCAGTTGATCAANACAACTCCGTAAGTTTTTNAACTACNTCTGCCGACTTTGCAACAGTTACTGGGTATAACCCTACAACTGGAGTATATGGAACGTTATCTCCATATCCGGCCCCTTGGGTTGAGTCTACAGCGCCCACACTATTTCCAAATAAAGCCAAATCAATTATGGCGATTTACAATTCATCTGCAAGCACTCAAACAATTAGTGCTTATTGCGGAGACGATGACGCTATTAATAAAGGCATCCCAGTAACTGCAGCTAATACATATACCTATAGCGTGTACGCGGCTAAAGGCGCAGGATCTACAGCACGAAATGTAACAACCACCATTAAATGGTTTAATAGGTTTGGTGTTTATTTAAGTAGCTCTAGTGGGACAGCTGTATCAAATAATACAGCTCAGTTCTCAGGAGCTATTAGACCGTACGTAACTGCGACAGCGCCCGCAAATGCTTACTATGCTTGCCCGGGAATTAGTGTGGCTTCTGTTGGAGGCGCAGCAACTAATGAGCATCACTACTTTGATGCGGCCCAGTTTGAACAAGCATCTAGCGCTACAGCATTTGATGAAGCGCGTCAACTACACATAACACTAAGAGCTAACCGTATTAACGAGCTTATCAACCCACACTTTGCTTCACCAGTAACTCCATGGACAGCTACTGGCGCATCTAGCACTGTAATATCGCAATTTATTGAGCCTAACGTAGAAACATTTAGCGTTGTTACAGCAAGCATCTCAAGCAACGTAGCCACTGTTACATTAAACCTACCCCATAGTTATCAAGTTGGGCAATCTATTTATATATCTGGCGTGACTGGTGCAGGAGCAAGCAACTACAACGGAACCCGTACTATTACGGCCGTAACCCTTAACACATTTACTTATTCTGTAACAGCCAGCAATTCAACTGTTACAACGGGTGTAGTAGTTAGAAGCGGTAATAGCCTACAGCTTACTGCCACAACAACGGGCACAGCAGTTGTAAAATCTTGGGATGGGTCAACAACGTCGCAACTTATGGGAATTTACTATCCTAATACTTCTTATACATTTAGTATTTATGTTCAAGCACAGACATCAAGTGAGTCGTTTACTCCAAAGATTTCTTGGTATGACAGCTCTTACACATTTATAAGTACAACCTCTGGAACTTCTTTTAATGCTAACTCTTTAGTTTGGACTCGCCCATACATAACTGCCACTGCCCCAGCAACAGCGGCTTATGCTGCAGTAGAACTTGATTGGACAACTGCAGCAACTGGAGATGTAGTTATTTATGATGAAGCGCTTTTTGAGAACACGGGGCAGGTACTAGATTACTTTGACGGCTTTAACGGCTCCGGAACATCTTATGACCTATTTTGGGAGGGCGGTCAAGGCAATGCTAATGCTGCTCGTAGCCATTATTACAAGAACAGATTTGCTGTTCAAACTCGCCTTTACGGTGCTACATTAAACGCGCAACTGCCTATGGGAAGCACAGCCGCAATATATCTTGCACAACCCCAGACTTGATGTGCTAGCGTAGGCGCCCTCAGCTAGGGGGTTCCTATGGATAAATATTACTTGGTGGTTGCGGGGACTGGAGAGACCAGTCGCGCAAATGTAGAAGCACTAATTGAAGACTATGTTTATGGTCACGGACAAGATGTTACTTTTGTCTTTCCTTATGAAAAACGCCCAAGTCAAGGTCAAATTTTTGCCGCACAACTGGCCAAGGACAAAAGCAAAGACATACTTATTTTTTGTAGAGAAGATGCTAACTATGAAGGCATACCTTCATCATCAGTAAGTCACTCAGATAACCCCTTAGGTTCTGCGTGCGCCAAACTAAAAGGCACCAACATTGTGGCGTTTGTTCTAGTAGATGATGAAGACCAAGACACTAATAACACCTTGAGTGTATTTTCTGAGTACAAGGTGCCAGCGTTTGACCTAACCGAAGGCTTGATGCCAATCAAGTTCAACCCGGAGTCGTTAAATGAAGAACCTGCTCCCGTCATCCCAAAGGCCGAGGAGATGCCTGACCCGTTGTGGGCAGAGATCGAAGATGAGTTGGAGTTGGAGTTTGACGACCTAGATGATGAAGATGACGACCTAGAGGACGAGGAGCTAGCCGAAGACTTTTACCTTGGGGTCCAGGCCCTAGCCAAAATGATCGCCCGCGAGGTTGCGGCAGAGCTCTTGAAGGCCACAGAAACGCCTAGGAAGGCACCTGAGGCGTGATTACAGCCAAGGCACTAGTAGTCCTAGAGGAAATAGCTATTAACCCCCATCACGGGGCTGCTGTGGGCATTTCTAAGAAGGTAGGTATGGGTAGGGAAGCCGCCCAAAACGCCATCACTTTTTTACGCCAAGCAGGATTGGTAGAGACCATAACCTACAAAACCGGGTCTAAAGCTTTTGGCAAGATTCTTCGCCCTACAGAGACCGGCTATCATCTACTGAAAACCCGTACATCTATACTGCTGAATGAGCTGAATAGCTATTTAATACTAAATAGTAATTCATTTATAAATAAAAAAATAGGGTTTGGCGAAGCCAAACGGGGAGAAGAAGCGATGAGTGATGAGTGGTATTCATTAGGTCAACTAGAGCAAGACCCCGAGGAGATGGCCGAGCTTAAGCGCCGAGACAAAGAACGCAAAGACCGCGAGTACCGCGAGTCACGCAATGCCAAGGCCGAGGCCACTATGGCAGCCAACATCAATCGCTCTCCAGATTACTGGTCTATCGATAACGCGGTCTACGAATTTGCTAACCGCATGATCAGGTGGGACATAACTCCGTGGGAAGGCTCTCGCGCAGTATTTAAGACGGCATACGCAAAAGCGCGGAAAAATTACGGGACTACCGGTGACATAGAGGTTAAGATGATGGACATATTCTTTGGTCGGTTAGATCATGAGAAGAAGGTTAAAGACTCTGATATGGTCTGGCGATTGTTCNTACGTGACTTTAATAGCTTAAAGGTCATCGCTGANCAGAGCACCNTNACTAAAGAGGATGTGGCTAAGGCTAAANAGATATCCAATAAGCAGATGGAGAGGTTTTAGTGTTCAAGCTAGAAGACTTAAAGATTCGTCGTAAAGCTTGGGTGAAGGCCGCAAATATAAATCCCAACCGTCTTGGTTGGTTATTAGATGACTGCACTGTCCTTGACCCCATTGACCGCAAAAAAATTGATGTGTGGATGGATGCGTTAGAGAAGGGCGAGGTTGTTCGTGCCGTTGGTAACAGTCGTTGCGGTAAAGGGCTGTTGTTGTGGGGAGAGCCTGGACATGGAAAAACTACGATTGCTCTATCTATAATTCAAGAGGTAATGACGCGCTTTCCTATAGAGTCTTTTGACGTTAAAGAAGGTCGTGTGCTTATTAGGCCTTGTTACTTCATTACTTTTAACGACATACTTAACCTTAAAGGTGAGTTGATGGACGACTCAGATGATGAGACGCAGATTTTATATCAAGGTCTATTAGGAGACTGCCCAAACGATTCTTACAATGTTCGTGTACTTATCATTGATGATCTTGGTAAAGAGCACGCTTCTCTATCTGGTTGGCAAAGAAGTATGTTTCACCATGTGTTGCGCACACGGTTCAATAACGGATTGCCTACTATTGTTACCACCAACATAGAGTTGGAAAACTGGGGCAGTATGTACGGAGATGCTACGGAGAGCTTTGCTCACGAGTCTTTTATCTACTTACCCATAGAGACTTCGGACTTAAGAAAGTGAGTTATGCAATGACTACCAAGCTTATTCAGGTGTTTTTAAGTCAAGCTCAAACACCGGGGCCTGGTATCTATGAAGTNTCTGGTGATGAGTCTGGGACGTTGTACTGTACTTGTCCGGGTTTTAGAGGGCGTAGTACTTGTAAGCATTCACGCTTTGTAAAGTCTCGAATAGATAANAANAATGGAACNTACCCATTGGAAATATCAAGTCGTGCAACTGAAGAAGATACAGCTAAAGCTAAGAGNTCTGCTAAAAACTTTAGAGAGTTTATTATTAAGTACGGAAGGATTGAGGTCTACTAAATGCGGAACGGGGACATCAGCAATGAGCTCCCCAAGAGAATACTCGTTACAACAGACGCGTTTTCAATTGTGGAATCAAATATTACAAAACGGTTTAAAGTAATACCCAAGGTAAATAAAGAGCTTAAGATCCGCAAGGATATTCTTAGTCGTTTTTATTTATTTACCTCTAAAAAGGGGGTTACTCTTGAGTTGATTTCTTATGCAATCAACGATGAGGACCTTGCAGAGTTATTGTTGACCCTTGATGCTATGGGAACTAATCCATTTCGTTATTCAAGGGCCTATGACTCCATAGAAGCAGTTGTAAATGATCTTCCATATAGACCCGAAGTTTTGGGTGTTATTGACCTGCCAAAAAATCTGCTACGTTACGGCCACTGGGGAATGGACTT